CTCGCCGTTGAGCAGCTTATCCAGTTCGTCCGCGTCGAAGCCCAAAAGCGACAGATCGAAATCGGCCTGCTGCAGATCGGCCAGTTCCAGTGGCAGCAAGTCATAATCCCATTCAGCGATCTCGCTGGTTTTATTATCGGCAATGCGATAAGCCTTGACCTGTTCCGGCGTCAGCCCTTTTGCGACATGAACCGGGACGGTATCCAGTCCCAGATGTTTGGCGGCCAGAAGCCGGGTATGGCCACAGATGATGACGTTGTTTTCATCGACGACGATTGGCGCGCGCCAGCCGAATTCTTTAATTGATTCGGCCACGGCTTCGATGGCGCCGTCGTTGATTCTCGGGTTGCGCTCGTAAGGAATTACGTCCGCGATTTTCATTTGAATAATCTCCATAGAAAGACTCCTTTTTGTGGAAAAATTGACAAAAAAACACCGCCTGAAAAAGCGGTGAAATTAAATTTTTACTATTTTTGTAAGTGCTTGGTATCGAATGAATAGTATTTTTTTATCGCCTGCAAGCAAGTCTGCTTATTAGCTTGACCCCTTCCGCTGCCCTTTAGAGGGTTGTTTCGAGGGGGGAACCATTTTTTTCTTCCCCTATTCTCATCCTATCATCCTGGACGTCCACAGGCGCGCAGAAACGCCCCTCTGGCGCAATTTAAGGCCGAAGTGCGGTGCTATTACCCTTGCGCCGCTTCATGCGCTTTCCACGCGTGCGGCGCGTTATTCGATCCACTCCCAGGTTTTCCTGCGCTTTTTTGAGATCACCTGATTCACTCTCCGGGTGGACACCCCCGCGATTCTGGCGATCTCGGCGGTATCCGCGCCTGATTTAGCCAAGGTGATGATCAGCTCGGTTCGAGGTTTTACCTCATCTTTGCCGGGGATGTACAGATTCCCAGTGTAATGCTCTCTTACCTGCTCGAGCAGTTCCGGCGGCAGGACGTCTCTGGCGTTGGCGTAGTTTTTGTTTTTCATGGCGTCTCCTTTGGTTAGGGGTTGACGTTGGAATGTAAAGCTCTCATCTGGCGACATAGCCAGTCGGAAATGATTTTTTATTTGTGTTTCCCGCGCGGTGTCCCCTCTTATCACAGGGGATAAATTACGGGGGCGTCTCAAACGCCCCGTATTTATCCCCCTGTTAAGGGGGGATAGATGCTGCTCAGTTTCCAGTATAGTTTCCACTTGATTTTGTCATAAGAGGCTTGTTTTTAGGGGATTACATTAAAAACACATGTGGAAACTGCGACACTTTTTTTGCCTTGTCGCGCCATTTGTCGCACTGTTCAGTTTCCAAACCCTGATTTTGAGGCTAAAAAGTGGAAACTGGGTGGAAACTGAAAGGGGTAATTTTGGAAACTGGTCTGATACCAGTTTCCACTTTGTTTCCACTCTGTTTCCACCTAAAATGCATGGAAATTTCTTTTTAATTTGTTGACATACTGCCGTGAAACTTCGGTCATTTCAGCGATTTCTGTCGACGATAAATCCGGATTATTGGCTAATAAAGCCGCCACCCATAGCCCTTTTTCGCCATCTGCGCCGGGGCGATTTTTGACGTACTGCATAGTCGAACCGGTCCTGATTTTAACACATAATCCACGATCCATGGCCAACGCCAGCATATCTTTTGCCCGGCGTTCAAGCATGTCGTAACGCTGCTGTGCTTCGTAAACAACTGATCGCTCAGAGCACGGATCGTAGGTGGCCACGCAGTTATCTATGAACGCCTCAAGACTGGGAGACTTGTTATCGGCAGTCGTGTTTTTTCCGGGAATGAGCAGCTTGCTGACATCGACGTTCTGTACCGGAATAAACAGCGGCCATTGCCATTGGAGCGACAAAGGTTCAATCGGCGCCCAGCTGCGAATGGCCGAATCCATGACGAAAATCCCCTCGAACTCATGCGGCCTGATAATCAAATGGGTATCGACAGCACGGGACTGCGCCCCGGCTCCGGAACCGACATCGGTGACGCTTTTTAAGGCCTGACTGCCCTTGCTGGAATGGTGGATCAGCACGAAACCGCAGTTCAGAAACTCCGCATAATGATCAATGCGATTATAGATATCCGCAATGGCGGCATTGTCGTTTTCATCTACGCCGCCCGGCAAAGTGCGGTAAAAGGCGTCAAGTATGGCTATCTGGTATTTGTCAGATGGTAGCGTCCTGAATATTTCACCGAGCGAATTGATGTTTTTAAGCTTGCCGCGCATAGACATTATGTCGATGTTATGGCTGTACAGCCGCGAGTCTATTTTTAACGCTTCGCCGATTTTCTGATAGCGGTCAGTCAGAGTGTTTTCAAAGAGCTCATTATCCAGGTGCAGAACGCAGCCCTGTTCGACCGGGAACCCCAACCAGTCAATGCCGGAAGCAACGGAGATTGCCAGATGCATGGCGAACCAGCTTTTTCCTACCTTCGGGCTGGCGATGATATTCATGGTTTCGCCTTTCCGGAGGAGTCCGTGAACAACCGGTTTGTTCAAGCCGGAAAATGATTCAAGCATCAGATTAAGCGGCCTGATTATCCCGGTATCGGCTGTTTGGATGACGGTTTTTTCCGTGGCTGGCGCATCTACATCGTGCGTTTTACAGCCAAGGGATATTAATAACTTTGATAAATCCACCTCTGGAACCGGAGCGGGTTTAGCGTCGCCTTTGAGTTCGCGGAGGGCATGCCAGTCGTTGTTAACACAGCCATTATGATGACATGTGAAGCCAATCGCGCCGTTTGCCTGCTGGATGATTACCGCGCTGCGATTGTCGTGTGCCTCATTGAACGGACAAACCGGAAACACCCATTTGCGGCCGTCTTTCCAGTCAAGCGGGCCTTCCGCTTCCGGGCAGTGTTCGGCGACCCAGGCGTCGATGTAAAACGCCGTGTCGTTCGGGATTCTTTCCGGAGCCGATGACTGTACGATCCTGGCCAGAGCCTGGAGCTTTTCAACCGGGACGATTTCCGGCAAATCCGGCATTGAGATAACCTTTGCCATGCGGTAAACGCGATCTTCTACCTCGTCGCCTTTGCGATTCATCGTTCCGGGAAGGCGCCAAATGCGCGCCGGGTTGAATACCGCCTGGTCGATTGAAACCTTATCGTCTCCCATTGGAGCCAGTGCCTGCAGACAGGCTTTGACAAGGCCATCGTCATCTGCTGGCAGGTCAATACGGTACATCAACTGCGCGCCGTTGCCGGAATCTAGCATGATCGGTTCCGGCCAGTTGTGGGATTTCAGCTTTTCACTTACCTCGATTGCCTTGTACAAAGCCGCGTCGTGTTCGGCTTCCGATGCCGAAATGCCGGACGGGCGTTTCGGATCGCAGTCAATAAGGAGCCAACGGCGGCAGAGAATATCCGCATCGGTAGTGGACGTTTCCCGTTTGCCCGTCTGAAGGCGGTTCGCCGAGCGCGCCAAGAGGACGGGATTGACCGGATTCGGGGTGAAATACACCCCGCGCGCCTCTATCCTCGCCAGCTCTTTTGTGACCTTCGGAATATTCTCATAGGTAAAATAGCCCGATTCGATATGCTCATATCTCGCGCCGGGAGAAGTTGCATACAGGCATCTCACTTCGAAAACATCTCCGTGAGAAAAAACGAGGTTAAGTATTGTATTTATATTATTGCAATTATTCTGCATAAAAAGATTCCGTCCGTTCGTCAGGCGTTACGGTAAAGCCAGTATTTATTCAGTTCGATGATGTCCAGTTCATTGAGCGGACGTAGGCCGCATTTGATACTTAGCTCGCGCTCGGTTTTGATTATATCGTCCTCGCACCATGGACAAACCTGTCCGAACTTGGAGCGGTGTGTCGGATGGTATATTTCGCGGCAGCGGGAACATTTTATTGATATAGGCATGTTTTTTTCCTGTTTTAAAAAGTTACGGTCGCGGTCAGGGTTGCTGCGGCAAGCCAGTAAACGGTGTGTCGGATGTCACCGTGCCAGCAGTAAATCACGGCGGCGGCAACGTCCAGGGTGATCAAGATCACCGGAAAAAGTTGTTTTATCGTCATATTATTACCTCAAAAAGGAATATCATCATTATCATCGTCCCAGCTCTCATCAGGATAATTCGGCGGTAGCCAGTTATCACTTTCCCCATTGTTCCAGCCGGGTTCAGGTGTATAATCCGGGAGTTCTCCCAGTTCGTAGTCCACAATGTTGACGAACTTTTCACCGGCCACCGATTTGATAATTATCTTTGACGGCTTTGCCAGGGCTCCATCATCTGCCAGAAAAACCGCCTCCTGTGCGGTTACCGGCGGCGCAATCTTCGAGCGCTGTTTCCACCAGGCTTCGAACTTCCTTCTCGCGTAGCCGCTGTGTTCCGGACACACCCACTCGCTCTCATAGCGGTTAAAACCGGTGCAGTACTCTATTCTCATAGTCTTAGGAGCATCGTCCGGGGCGCCGCGCTTGTGATGGACGCTGTACTCGACGCTGTGAACGTCATAATCGAAATAGCCGACTTGCCCAGAAAGCACGCCTGCGGATTCCGCACGGGCGGTGATGTTGCTTTTTTCCGGCGGCGGGAACTCATAACCGCATTCAGGACAGGTCATATAGGCAGCGTGGATGAGCGCCAGGCATTCCGGACATTTCTTGGCAGGGGCCTCGCCGTTGCTGCTACCGGATTCCTTGACCTGGATCATATCCACTGGCCCGTGACGCATGATGTTGCCGCCGTAATCCAGAATCAGGCAATCTTTTTTTTCCGGATGCAGTCTGGTACCGCGTCCAACCATCTGAACGAGTAGTCCGGCGGAATTCGTCGGGCGTAGCAGGACGATACAGTCGGTATTGGTCGCATCGAACCCGGTGGTCAGGACATTGACGTTCGCCAGATATTTCAGCGGAGCTTTATTGCTGAAAAAGTCGGCCGGGACTTCCTCTCCTTTAAACCTCGCGATAATTTCCGCGCGGAGTCCCGGGGAAGTAGAACCGGTAACGATGCCGCACTCGGTTCCGGAGTATGCCGCGATCTTGTCAGCTACATGGTGACAATGCTCCACGCTCGAGGTAAAGATCAACACCGAATTGCGCTCCTGAGTCAGGCTGACGATTTCCCGGCAGGCGGCGTCCACCAGTTGGGAGTTATCCATAAGGCTTTCGACCTCAGACGAAATAAATTCGCCACCGCGAATGTGCAGATTATCAAAACGCGCCTCCGCTCTCCCGGCTCTGGAAACTAGCGGCGACAGGTAGCTCTGCGCGATCATCTCCTTGAGCCCGGCTTCATAACAGACGTGGTTGAGAAGATTTTCCGGTTTGCAGATCAGTCCGCCCTTCATCCGAAACGGCGTCGCGGTCATTCCAATAAGCCGGACATGCGGATTGATGATTTTCATATCGTTCAAGAACGATTTATACATCGAATTTTCTGATTCACTATTGAGTAAATGGCTCTCGTCAATGATAACCAGATCAAACGGCCCGAGCTCACACGCTTTATTGTAAACCGACTGGATTCCGGCGACGATCACCGCATGGTCGGTATCGCGGCTGTTCAAGCCAGCCGAATATACCCCGACGTCAAGTTCCGGACAGAGTGCCTGAATTTTATCCGCATTCTGTTCCAGAAGCTCCTTGACGTGCGCCAGAATCAGTACCCGGCCGGACCATTTTTGCACAGCATCGGAAACTATCTGGGCAATGCACAAACTTTTTCCTGTACCTGTAGGCAACACCACACACGGATTATCGTCCCGCGTCCTTAAATGTTCATAAACCGCCTCGACCGCCTCTTTTTGGTAAGGTCTCAGCTCAAACATCAGGTGCCGCGCAGCTCCAGCCCGGCATTGATAAGCCGTCGTTTTAGCTCGTCAATGAACATCTCAAAGGCCATAAACGGCAGTTTCAGCTTGGTGCGGGCATCGTTCAGATTGAGCCCGGCCATCAGTAAGTAACAGATTTCGCGCATGACCGGATCGGCGATACTCTCGACGACTCTTCTGGTTATGATTATTTTTCTACACCTGCATTGCATAATTTTTCCATCCTTATATAAAGCATGCCGTCTGGCGGCAGCGGTTCATGTTTCTCGGCGGTGATTCTCACTATCTGGCTGTCATCGTGATAAGCCCCGGCGTGCTGTAGCGAATCAAGGACGCATTTCATTAAATTGTCCAGATCGCGGCGCCTCCGGTCAGGCGGATAGGCTTCGAGCCAAAGCTCTATATCGCCGTTCAGAGCTTCGATCCCGCAAGACCGGAAACGCGCAATCACGGTTTCGCGATATTTACGTCCGGCCCTGCTGATCAACACGCGGGGGCCGACATGCCGATAGTAGTGGTTTACACTTGGAGGATACGGCAGTTCAAACTCCATCTTACCCGCGTTTCCACGGAGCGGACTGCTGCTGGTTTTGCGGAGGCGCCGCCGCGTTCGCTTTAGCGGCATAACCTTTGATTTCGTTGCTTATTTCATCGTTATCGTCGCGCTTTTTGCATTTGACGTTGATTTCAAGCGGCAGGTTATGGAGGTCAACCGAGTCATTCGGCGTCATCACATTGACCGCCCGGCAGATAGCCGAAAGCTCGCCCCTCGCAATCTTCACCGCGTCGGCGTTCGGGTTGTCGATATTAAGCCTTGCCCAGACCTTGCGGCCCTTGTATTCGCCTTCGGTGATTTCAAAGGTCAGTTCGAGATAATTGCCGTTGCCGGACTTGGTTTGTTTCATTTCCGAATCGACGATCACCGCGATGTATTTTCCTGCGGGGACGGGTTCAAAAGCCACGCTCGGTTCGACTTCATGGGCGTTAAAATTGAGAGTTGCCATAGTTACTTTTCTCCTTTACTTTGATTGGGGATTTGATAATTTTTTCTGTCTTTGAATTCCTGTTGTTTGCCTTTATTCCAGTTAGCCACCGGCCTGAAATAGCCGCAGACTCGGCTGTATCGTTCACACTTAGCTCCGCATTTAGCCATAACCTTCCTCCGGTTTAGGGAGCGCTTTAAGCTCGATATCAGGGTATCGACTGACAATTTTCCCGGTCTCGGAATCGGTTTTCATCAGCCGCATCGCATAATGCCGCTTGCCGTAATAACTGTTGAGGCGGTTCAGATCACGGAGCGCATCCTTCCTGAAATGGTAAACGATGCTGATAATCCGCCGCGACTTGCGCCGGTAGATAACCCAGCTTCGCCTAATCATTTTTCCACTCCGTCACTTGCCATCGCCGCCATCAGGGCATTCCAGGACAACGGCAGTTCCGCCGGGAGCTTAAAGCGGTTCTTGGCCACGCAGGCCGGGCCGCCGACCGTGCGCATAATCCGTTCGCCGCCATCGGCTCCGAGGGGCGCGGCAATGGTACGCTCCCGATTGAACCCGGCGTCCTCTTTCTGCGTCCGGAACTTACGGGTGGCGAATAAAACCGCGTCCACCCACTCGGAAATCAGGGCGTTGGCATGCTTGTGCAGGCGCGGCGAATAGCGGTCGTAGGCGGCTGATTCAGGGTCTTCGAATTTTTCGATTTTTGAATGGGCGATCAGGATACAGGCCATCCCTTTTTCATTCCGCAGCGCATCAAGCATATTCAAAATTTTGCGCCAGTAACCAAGCGCATGGACATATCCTCTGGCATAGCCGCCATCGGCTTTTTCGATACTCCGTACCCCGTATTCGCGGCAGACTTCATCGAAGATCAGACGTTCCAGCCAATCGAGACTGTCGATAGCCACTGTCTGGAAGTCATGCTGTTCCTGATATAAGGCATTCAGCGCATCCATTACGTCTGAAAAACTGTTTGCCAGCGGAAATTTATGGCAGTCAATCTCTGATAATCCGTCCTCGGTTTGAAGAAAAATCGTGTTAGGGGCGGAAGCGGCCAGCGAGCTTTTGCCGATACCCTCGACTCCATATACTTCGATTCGCGGCGGCATGGGCTGTTTCCCTGATTTGATGTTTTCAAGCAGACTCATTTAAGTCCTCCTTTTGGCTGAGTTCTTTGTTTAATACATCGGCGATATACCGCAGTTGTTCGCGGTCAAAACGTTTGATGGTAAGGGTGCAGAAATCATCCAGGACTTTTCGGGTGATCTCGAACGGTTGCCTGGCTCCGACCGTCCGGTTGTAGGCGGAATTGACCGTCATGCGACCGGTCTTGACCATGCGCTTGATCTCGTCATTGGCATTGTCCATGATCGATCTGATCCGTTCAACTTTGCGGGTTGAGACGCCTAGCAGATTAGCTGTTTCTGAGGCGGACTTTCCCAAAGCGCCATCTGGCGCTTTGGAGGAATCGCTCTTGAAGTTTAGCGTCCTATCTTTCCTCTTATCCAACTCAACAACACACGCAACCAGCTCACTGTCAGAGAGATTGCGCCGGTTTTTCTGGCAGGCAATGGCGTATTTCAAAGCATCTTCCTCATCAGAAAAAGCCTTGAGAATTACCGGGATATGGTAGATGTCCGCTTTCTTTGCGGCGGTCAGCCGGGTATGCCCGTCAATGACCACGTTGCCGTGATCCTTCCATAAGACCAGCGGCTGGCTGTTGTCGTAACCGTTCCTGCGCATATCCCAGACTATGTCGTCCAGGACGCGCTTCCTGACCGGAAACAGGTCGCAAAAAGGCGAGGCGGTTTTGATGTCGTCAATATACATATGAACTCCCGATGATTATCGGTTGAAGGAAAGCAGGCGGGTTTCCTCATAGCCGGTAGGCCAGAGGTTTTCAGCGCGGCAGCACTTCAGGCGCTCGATGGCGGCGGTGTTTTCCGATTCGGCATAGCTAAGCGCGTCATCGGCAATTCGCCAGACGCCGCAACGAAACGGCTCCTGTTTTTCCACCGCGATCAGGTGGAACGGATAGCCGGTTCCGGAAGCTTCCCGCAACACGGCGCGGTAAAACGCCGCCTGATGGAGATACTGGAAGCGTCTCGCGTCAAACTCGAAGTAATCGAGATTGTCGCAGGTTTTCAGGTCGATAATGCCGAATTCCGGGTTGAAAAAATCCATGCGAATCTGGCTGGGGATGCCGCGATACTCAGTACGAACCACTCCCTCGGCAACGCCGTCCTGCAGCAGCTCCGCTGCGCCGTTGTGCAGCCAGACGGCAATCTGCAGGCGCTTGATAAAATCAAAGTCGCTCGAGGAGATGACCGGTTTGTCCTGTGCTTCGAGCCAGGACTGGTACGCCTGAGTGTTTTTGCCGTAAGCTTTGCCTGTGTTCGGATTGACCGGTTCGCCGACGGTGTATTCGGAGTTGAATTTTTCGACGCCTTCCAGCGTCAGCGTATGCGTGGCCCGGCCAATGACATAAGCCGGGCGGTCCTCGTCTATGATCGCGCCGGTCTCTTTTTTATGGAAAAGCTCCGGGCACCTGCGGAAATCTGCCAGCGCATGGCTGGATAAAAACTTATTTCTGTTAGCATGGTATTCTTCGGCCGGTTCTGTGATTATGAAGTCGTATTTTTGCAATTTTATCTTCCTTTTTGTTGTTATTGTTTCTTTCCCGCTTCCATAAGGAGCGAAGCGACTGGAGTTTGAAGCGGTATTTCGCAGCGGTACGTTGCCGCCTCCACTCTGTACATACGAGCTGAGGCCGAAATCCAGCCCCACTAAACTGGGGGTAGAAGCGTTTTTGATGGAAATTTCTCGTCGAAGCCTGCTTGCAGAAAGATATCTTTGAGCGTTTGCAGATTCCGGAAAAACACAGAACGGGAGGTGGAATAATCTGCCAATGCCTCGTTTTTATCGTAATATTTCAAGATCTGGCAGAATTCCTGTAAATACGGCGGCAGGCGTTCCTGAGTCAGGGTAACGTCGAGAATAAGGAGCAGATCAAAGTTCTGTTCAGATTCGAGCGTATCTATTTTTTCGATAACCCCGATATCAGGCAGCGTCACGGTGCGGTTCAAGGATTCCCGGCATTGCCGCCAGTCGCGGCATTCCGCCTGCCGTTGCTTGATCAGGTCGAGGACTTTACTCTCGACGACTCTGGCGATGAAGGTGCTTTCTCTGCCTTTTTCCGAATCGAAGTTTTCTTTCCGTTTATAAAGCTCCAGAAAAAGTTCCTGTTGAATGTCCGGAACGTCATGTTTGGTGAACCCGAACAGCCCGATCAGCATTCGTGCTCGGTGCCGAATGATTTTTTCCGCCAGAGCAAATAATTCCAGTTCGGTGAGATTATGAGGCGCGTGTGTACCCATTGAGTTTTCCTTCTTTTAAAGGTTACCGGATATGCCGTACCGGCCGTTTTCTGCCGAAAGAAAAAGCACATCCCTTCAATGGGTAAAGGGCATACACGACGCGTATGATTTCATACATTTGGCGTATGCATGCCATTTTTTCGTAAAAAAAAGCCGAAATTGGAGTTTTTTTAACAAAAAGTCCCAATTTCGGCAAAATATATTTCTTTATTTATTCAAAATACCATTGTGTATTGTTAATTGGAAGATAGACTGGATACATTCCGCATTGGATTGTTTTCTCCAAATATGAAGCAAAATTCCTGTCATACTTATTTATTCTTCTGATAGCTCTATTTACGGCATTACGAAAGGAATTTTCAACATTTCGTACCGGATCATTCAGTTTTTTCTGGTGTCCTTGCGGCGATATCGCCTCATTTATGGTTTTATTGAAAACATAAATATCTGACTCCAATTGTTCTATTTTTTCAATATTTCCAGCATCACGAGCTGCGTCAAGATCACCTAGAAGTTCTTGGACCTCAGCGCGGTATTGCTCAATGGCTTTCAGGTCTGCGACTGCTCCTGAGCCGGTAACAGGAATATCCCCAACCGAAATTCCTTCCGGAATATCCAGCACGACATCATCAAGCGGTATTTCACGAACGATTTCCACAACAGAATTTTTAACGCCTGGATGCTCCAGAAGAAACTTGATATATCTGGCGCCAGTATCAACACCCATTAACAAAAACTTTTCCCCACCATCATATCTCACCTCCCACGCGTCGCCGCATTTGCGGAAGATGTTTTCCGGCTCAGGTTCCGGTTCCGGCACCGGTGGCGCTATCAGTTTAGACAGATTACACTCGAGGATCAGCTCAAATTCCGTCTCCGCGTTGAAGTCGAGCACCTCGTTAAGTGGCACGAATGCCGCGCCCATATCCTTTAAGATTTTTTCGCTGGTGTCGCGGACGACAGTCCATGAGGTCACCAGCAAAATGTACGGCCGCTGTTCTTTGCTGTTAATCCGGTAAATCAAATCCATGACTTCATAGCTGAACGCCTTCAACGTCAGGTAGACCCGCACCGGTTTGCCGCCGGTCACCGGAACTTCACCCAGAGTCCATGTGTCCTCCTCGTTTTGAAACTCTTTGACATGCTCCATGATTTTCAATGCTTTCGCTATTGCCGGGAGCAGATTAACCGGATTAATGGTGAAAAATACCGCGTCAGCTTTTTCAATATTGTAGTCCTTCCACCGGCGTTCTTGGCAAACCGCCTCGTATTTTCCCTCCCATTCGCAGACCTTACGAAAACCGCAGGAAGGATTGCACTGTTCAGGGCACATAATATTTTCCGCCATTCTGTCAGTCGGCGCCAAATATAAATGGTGTAATTTTTCAAAATCAAGCTTGCCTCCCAGTTCCAGCCGCCAGTCGGACAGCGCCGCTTTGGCGTCCAGCCGTTTGCGAATAAAATCCCAGAAACTCGACGTCTTTGTTTCAGTATTATCCAT